ATTAGAAAAAGAACAGAAGACCGTTCCTCTAGATACATCGGGACCAGGAGCTGAAGTAACCGTTCCTGAAGAAAAAGATGAATCAGAAGTAGAGACTAAAGAAAAAGAGCCTACTGTCGTAATGACGGAACCGGAAAAGAAAGAGCCAGAAATCACGGAACAAGAACCAGAAACCATTAAAGAAATAAAGAAGGAACAGAAACAAGAAGACTCTAAACTTGAAGAGTATAGTAAAGGAGTTCAATCACGAATTGCTAAACTAACTCGAAAAATGCGTGAAGCAGAACGCCAAAGGGATTCTGCAACCGAATACGCAAGAGCTTTAGAAAACCAGCGTCAGGAAGATCAACGTAAATTTAGTAAGTTGGATACTGATTACTGGAAAAGATTTGAGACTAATGTCAAAACTGGCATGGAGTCGGCGCAACGAGAATTGGCCGGTGCTATTGAAAGTGGAGATGCGAAAGCTCAGGTCGAGGCAAACAAAAGAATTGCGACATTAGCGTTTGAGAATGCGAGAATGCAGCAACAAAAAGAAGGTAGAGAAGACGACGTCAAACTATCTGACGGTGGTAAATTACCAACACAGACTCCGACAGAATTACCTTCTCAACCGAGTGATCCTCAAGCGGAATCCTGGGCAGCAAAGAACAGATGGTTCGGTCAAGACCGAGCTATGACCTTTACTGCTTTTGAGATCCACAAGGATTTGGTTGAAAAGGAAGGGTATGACCCTAAATCTAACGAGTACTATGAAGAAGTTGATAAACGAATAAGAGTTGACTTTCCTCATAAATTTGGTAAAAGTGAAACTATACAAACGACTAGGCCCGTTCAGTCGGTGGCTTCGGCAAATCGAAGTGTAAAACCTGGTCGCAAAACTGTGAAACTCACGCCTTCACAAGTCGCTATCGCGAAAAAATTAGGTGTGCCACTCGAAGACTACGCAAAACAATTAAAACTCACGAAGGAGGTATAGCGTATGAACAAAGAAACTAAGACAACTTCTCGTGCGAACCAAACACGGTCAAAAACTGAAAGACCAAAAGTGTGGGTTCCTCCATCTTCTCTAGATGCACCCCCTGCGCCTGATGGATTCAGGTACAGATGGATCAGAGCAGAATCTCTTGGATTCGACGATTCTAAGAATATTCAAGGCAGATTAAGATCTGGTTATGAATTAGTTAGAGCCGAAGAAGTCGAGAACTCTTCTGATTACCCAGTATTAGATACTGGAAAATACAAGGGGGTAATTGGGGTTGGTGGCCTTTTGCTTGCAAAGGTACCTGACGAGATCGCAGCTCAACGTACCGCGTACATTAAAAGACGTACGGATGGTATGAACGAAGCAGTAGACAACGATCTAATGAGGGAGCAGCATAAGAGTATGCCGATCAATATTGATCGACAATCTCGTGTAACCTTCGGTGGTACAAAGAAAAGTTAATTTTCTCGGGATAACAACCAATTCCCTACTATCGAATAAATTAACCGTTCATAGGTAAAACTATGAACATTTAGGAGAAAACAACTATGGCTAACACAAACACAACAGGATACGGCCTTAGAGCGATTGAAACGTTAGGTAATACACCTGCGACTTCAGGACAATCTAAGTACGCTATCGTGTCAGGTTTGGGTGTTCGTATCTTAAAAGGCGAACCGGTTGGACCACAACATACTGATGGCGACGATGGATATTTCCAAAGTCTTTCACCAGCAACTATGGATGATGGAAAAACTGGTGGTGCTTCTTGGGATGGCGATGCAAGAACTCCGTATCTTTGCGCTGGAGTTTCTAATGGTGTATTTTACATCGATGGAACTAGCAAAAAGCCTACGTGGGCAAATTCTGTAGCAGCAAGTCAAACTTTTGCTACAAACCCAAACACAGGTAACAGCGATGGTGTGATCTTCGTAAATGATAATCCGTTTCAAGAATATATGATTAGAGCAGATGCAGCAGTCGGAGCTTCCGTAGCTGCAGCTACAGCTACTTACACAATTAACACGAATAATGTTAATAATGGTGGATCTGGCTATGAAGGCTCTTCTCAAGATACTCTGAACATTGCAGCAACTAATGATGGACATGCCTGGAGATTAGTAAGATCCGGCGAAGTTCCAAATCAAGAAGATGTTACAGCAGCTGGCTGTGATATCGTTGTTGTAGCAAATCAACGGACTAATCAGTTTGTAATGACAGCAGCATAAGGAGAATAGAACATGGCAATATCACGAGCGCAGTTAGTAAAAGAGCTTGAACCAGGTTTGAATGCCTTATTCGGACTGGAGTACAAGCGATACGAAAACCAACACGCTGAAATCTACAATATAGAATCTTCTGACAGAGCTTTCGAAGAGGAAGTTATGTTATCAGGATTCGGAAACGCGCAAGTAAAAGGCGAAGGTCAAGGTGTAGCATTTGATGATGCACAAGAAACCTTCACAGCTCGTTACACTCATGAGACAGTAGCTCTAGCATTTGCTATCACTGAAGAAGCTATCGAAGATAACCTCTACGACAGACTTGCTTCTAGATACACAAAAGCTTTGGCGAGATCCATGGCGAACTCTAAACAAGTTAAAGCAGCAGCTCCATTAATCAACGGTCTTCCTTCAACGGATGCTTTTGATTCTGGTGATGGTGTTTCTCTGTTTAACACGTCGCACACTACATTAAGTGGCTCATTTGCGAACACATTGGCAACGCAAGCTGACTTAAATGAAACTTCATTAGAACAATCTCTAATCGATATTGGAGAAATGACTGATGAACGTGGACTTTTAATAGCAGCTAAAGGCGTTAAAATGATTGTTCCACCTGAAAACCAATTTAATGCAGAGAGATTGATGAAATCTCAAGGTAGAACTGGAACAGCTGACAATGATATCAATGCAGTAAACAGCATGGGAATGATTCCTCAAGGATACAGAGTGAATAATTACCTAACTGATGCTGATTCTTGGTACATTATTACTGACGTTCCTAACGGCATGAAAATGTTCGTTAGAACTCCATTGAATACAGCAATGGAAGGCGATTTCGATACTGGAAACGTTAGATACAAAGCTAGAGAAAGATACTCATTTGGAGTATCTGACCCTAGAGGTATCTTTGGCGTAGAAGGTGCGTAATTAAGTAATTAAGATTTGAGGCGGACACAATTCCGCCTCATTTCGACTATAAAGTAAGAAATTAGACTTATGAAAAACTTCAGAATTCAAATCCGATATTGTGGCTATTATGCTGACTTTAATATTCAGTGTAATGATACTTCTCAAGATATTGAAAATTCAATCCTTGACAAACTAGGAAAAAATGAGGTAAAGTTTGAATCTGATGGATTTACCAATAAAAAAGGTAAATGGATAACCTATGAGGAGGTTAATCATGATCGAGGACCTATACAAACAAAAGAAGTCCTTGGAGTTAAGTTGGGAGCAGGAGCATCTTAAGTCAGGGAAATATAACCTGAACATGGTTGAGATTGATGCAGAAATTAAACGCATCATTACTCAAATCAAATTAGAAGAAGCTCGATTAGAAGATCTTAAAATTAAGATCGCTGATTCAAGGCCTGAAGTGTCAGTAGCCACTTAGATAAAAGCTACATATCCGAAATTTATTTCTGACTACAGTATCGCTTGCACTATACGCAAATCTGCGCTATAGATTAATTACTATACAATTATTTAATGAATCTAGACGAGTATAGTCGACGGCCTAGAGACTAGATTCGCAAACTAGGAGGATTAATTATGGCATCAACACTATTTAGAGGACCCGTTTTAGTTGGTAAGAAAAACGAAGCAGGCGTAACTGGATATAATATTACACCAAAAGAATCTAATTACACTGTCGTTATTACTACTGATTCAGGGCAAACCTTTACATCAAAAACTGATGGTACTGTGTTCACTCTTCCAGCAATTGCAATTGGAAATGTATTTACATTTGTTAATACTGCAGCTGATGGAGCTAACACTTTTACTATTAGTCCTAATGCTAGTGATGGTATTTTGTATGCAGGATCTTTAACAGACGATAAAGATTTAATTAATACAAAAGCAACATCAAGAGTTGGGGATTTTGTAAAAATAGCATCTATGAATTCTACTGCCCATTGGACAGTAGTTGAAGCTCAAGGTACTTGGGCTAAAGAATCGTAAGATTCATAATTGTGAGCTCCTTCGGGAGCTCACAGAATAAGGAAAAAATATGGCAATAGGAAATGTAAGACAAAGTATAGCGCTCACAGCAGATGGCCAAATGCAAAAATATGCAAGTGGTTCAGCCGTTAATATTACAAAAGCTAGAATCATGGCAGTACAAGCTCAAGCAACTGGAGCTGGAGGAAGTGTCAAAATTTATAATGAAGCTTCCAGTGACAAAACTGCTTCTGCATTAGTATTTGAAGCTCAGTGGGGAACTGCAGATAATTCTGATTTTTCTGTAAGAATTCCAGGAGATGGTATTTATTGTGATACTGGAATGTATGCTGATCTAACTAACTGTGATTTTTTAGTAGTTACTGGCGCATTTACGTAAGAGGTAGCTCATGGCGAATACTACTTCAGGTACGACTACTTTTGATAAGACGTACGCCATCGATGACATTATCATGGATGCCTACGAACGTATTGGTTTAGTAGGTAGTTCGGGTAATCAGATTCGATCGGCTCGTAGATCATTAAATATTTTATTTCAAGAATGGGGCAATAGAGGACTTCACTATTGGGAAGTGGGTTCAACTAATGTGACTTTAACTGAAGGCACTCCTACGTATACCTTTTATCGGTCTACTGGTGATGGAACAAGCTCCCCATGTGTAGATGATTCTAATACTGCAGATACATCAATTTATGGATTTGCTGATATTTCTCAATGTTCTTTTCGTCAATATAATAATAGTAGTGGGGGCACCCAAGCGGATACTACAATGACTAAAATTGATAGATCAACTTATGCAGGCTATGGAGATAAAAAAACTAAAAGTACACCTTCTAATTTTTGGGTTCAAAGATTTATTGATAAAATTACATTAACTATTTATCCAACTGCAAATGCCTCAGCAGCTGGTTCAACTAACAAATTAAAAATTTTTTATACTAAAAGGATTGAAGATGCAGGGGTCTTTACAAATGCAACCGATGTGCCTTATCGTTTTGTTCCTTGTATGACTGCAGGATTAGCTTTTTATTTAAGTCAAAAATTTGCACCTCAGCGTTCACAGGAAATGAAACTTTATTATGAAGATGAATTAGCAAGAGCTTTAGCGGAGGATGGATCAGCGTCTAGTACTTACATAACACCTAAGACGTATTATCCAGCAATGACCTAATGGCAACTTATTCACAAGGTAAATATGCAAAAATGATTTCAGACCGATCTGGTCTTGCCTTCCCTTATAGGGAAATGGTTCAAGAGTGGACAGGGATGTGGGTACATAGTTCTGAATATGAACCGAAACAACCACAGTTAATGCCACGACCCGTGATCGGTGATCCACAAGGATTGGCTCATGCAAAACCTTCTCGTAAAGCTTTTGCAACAGCAGTTGTTTTAGATAACAACCCTTTTACGACAACTGCAAGCAACACATCGGTTACAGTCAAATGTAAAAATCAACCTTGGTCTACAAATGATTATATTAGATTTACAAATGTAGAAAGAGCTGTAGGTGGAGTTGCTAAATCTACTTTAGAATTAACAACGACTTTAAATGGAGCAATAAGTTCTAGCGCAACGAGTTTAGTATTAGCTGATTCTTCTCAATTCGTAGCACCAGGATATATTTGTATTCAGCTTTTTGATTCTGATGGAAATGATGTGAGTGAAACTATTTATTATACAACCAACACTACAGGTTCAAATACTCTTTCAGGATTAACTCGAGGAACTTCAGCAACGATTAATGGAATTTCTCCTTTAACTACGACAGCTGCAGCCCATAGTTCAGGAGCTAAAGTATATGGCTGTTATAAAATTACAAAACAAACAACAACGGAGACTATTGCATCTCCCCCAGGATCGGTTACAGTGAGTAATAGTTTTACGTTTAGTTTAAAAAACAATGCGTCCAGTACGGAAACAGGCGGAGGATTTTTCGCTTTCGGTGGACCAGTGAATGAGAGACCATAATGTCAGGAATTAGTTATACAACATTAGTAACCATGATTAGAAACTACACAGAAGTAGGAGATACGGTTCTTACTATT